CGAAAAATGTGGTATAATAAACAAATCGTGGAATCCTATTACTGATATTGTAGATGCCTACTATATTTGTAAATACGGTTTCACTCAACTTACAGAGAAGAAAGATGATAGTAATATTTAACGGACCCCCAGCCTCAGGCAAAGATGAAGCAGCAAGCTTATTCAAAGAGAACTATGGATTTGGCAATCTGTCTTTTAAGTATCAATTATTTAAAGAAACAATTAAACACTTTGATGTTGATGAAAGATGGTTCATGGAAGGCTATAACGATAGAGCTCAAAAAGAAAAGGCAGAGTTTGCTTTACAAGGTATGTCAAGACGCGAAGCAATGATTCATGTTTCTGAAGATATCATCAAGCCAAAGAAAGGTTTAGATTATTTTGGTAAATCAGTTGCCGAAGAAATAGAAGAAGGCAAGAACTATGCGTTAGCGGATGGTGGATTTGTTGAAGAACTTGAACCTATTATTGAAAAGGTCGGTGCAGAGAATATTGTTATCGTTCAATTAACAAGAGAAGGTTGTGACTACTCAACTGATTCACGTAAATACTTTAATGGTCATGTTATTTCAGAGACAAAGATTAATCATAAAACATCAATAGATAGAATGTATGTCCTAAAAGAAGAAATGGATATAAAAACATACCGCTTACATAACAATGGTTCATTACATAATTTACGTGATGCACTATATACTATTCATAATGAGATTTTTGATGATAGCACTAACGGACAAATTAAAGAATCTTCCGAAGCCTAATATAATAAACCTTACTGAGTGTAAGGATCGTAGGTCTTGGACAGAGTCAGAATTTTCACGTCATGGTCTTGACGATATAAAAGTCCATCAATACGATCGTTATGAGGAAGGCAAAAGTATTCCTTTCGTAGGTGATCCTGAGGTTGTAAACGCCACGACAAAAGGTGTTACATCATCTCACTTATTAACTATTAAATGGTGGTTAGAGAATACCGACGAAGAGTATGGTTTGTTCTTTGAAGACGACCTTGATTATGAACCACTTCAATATTGGAACTTTACATTAAGAGAATATATTGATAAGTGTAATCAGTGGGAATGGGGAGCGTTACAGATGTGTAATGTCTTTGAGTATCCATACGATTACAAGAATGAGTATATACCATTTGTTCCTAAGAAAAGAGAAATGTGGGATCATGGTTTACAAGCATATGCAATTAAAAGATGGTATGCAGAAAAATTAGTAGAATATTACTTTGGAGATTTTGAGGATAAGATACATTATCGTATGCCTTTAGGATCTCCTGTAACAACAGAGAACAATATATTACATGGGTTTGGGTTGGTTATTTCCTTTCCGTTGTTTAACCACAACATAACGGACTTTAGATCTAAGAATATATATTTTTATAACGAACAAGCAAAGGCAGCTGTTTATTCGTACGAGTTCATCGACCTATGGTGGGAGAGCAAAGGAATTCACCTTTCCCTTGATGAAGTATTTGAGAATGAACGTGAAGCAGACAAAATTTATGGAGTATTAGAATGAGTGTAATTTATAAGGGTGAAGTAATCGAGACAGATCTGTCTAAGAATTCAAGCGGCGGAACTGAAATGATGAGGCAACGTTTAATAGACGGTGTCGGCGCAGGTGTATTAAGTAAGGTGGCAGTACATGTTGGTCGTGTCAGAGAACTATATGAAGATGTTCCAAATATCCTTTGGTGTCATGACCTATCAGAAGATCCTGAGAATCAAATTCTCAAAGATAGCGGTTGGCAAAAGTTTACTCATATTGTTTTTGTGACAGCATGGCAAAGAGATCAATACATTATGAGATACGGTATTCCATATAGTATGTGTTCAGTAATTCATAACGCAGTTGAAGTTAAGTATGATCCAAAAGAAAAGGATATGGAAACAATTCGTTTCGTATATCATACAACACCACATCGTGGTTTAGAACTACTTGTACCAATTTTTGCTTCCTTAGCAAAAGAGTTTGATAATATTCATCTTGATGTTTATTCAGGATTTGAAATATACGGATGGGGAGAACGTAACGAAGCATATAAGCCACTCTTTGCGCAAATCGAAGAACATCCTAATATGACTTATCATGGAGTTAAATCAAACGACGAAGTTCTTGAAGCGTTAGATAAGTCTCATATATTCCTATATCCAAATATATGGAAAGAAACATCTTGTATTGCGTTACTTGAAGCAATCAAATCTCAAATGATTTGTATTCACCCAAACTATGGTGCTTTACCAGAGACCGGTGCAAACGCAACGATTATGTATGATTGGAGTGAAGATATGAATAATCACGCTAATTATGCCTTCTCAGTTACAAAACAAATTTTAACTCAGATGAAGAACGATCCTAACTACTTTCATGGATTTACCTTCTCTGATAGATTCAACTTGGCAAGAAATTCTATTGCCTCATTTGCCACAATGTGGAACACTCTACTAAGGAACATCGGAGATGCCTACCAAGAATAAAGATAACCTTATACATTTTCCAAAGATACACTCTAATCCTCCAATTAACGAGGAAAGCGTATCAGAAAGAATTCGCGAATATAAAGAATCGTATTCAACGGAACTTGCAGAAATTATATGGGAAAACGTATTAGGAGAAATGGCTCGAGCGGGCTGCGAATTTGACGCTGACTTTGAGAATTACTTTCCAAGTATGATACTGATCTTTGAAGCCATTCGTTCGTTACATCTACAAACAATGGGAGAAGAACATCAACTCCAACCATTTGCTACGCAGAATGTTGTTGTTATGGATTCTAACGCAGATCAGCTATCCGGTGGATTGAAAAAGAATTTAGAAGAAACTATTGACATTGACGAAGATCTGTGATATAATTGTACTTGTAAATTTAAATAATGGATAAATTATGATATTAGTTGACTATAACCAAGTAATGCTCGCGTCTTTGTTCGCAGGTATTGGTAATCACACAAACATGGAAGTTGATGAGAATCTCCTTCGTCACATGTTTCTCAATTCAATTCGTTTTAATCGAAAGAAGTTCTCAGGAGAGTACGGTGAAATCGTAATCTGCGCTGATAGCACAAATGTATGGAGAAAAGATTACTATCCATACTACAAAGCAAATCGTAAAAAGAATCGTGATCAATCAGACATGGATTGGAATGCGTGCTTTGATGCTATTCATCAAATTCGTAGAGAGCTCGAAGAGTTCTTTCCATATAAGGTAGTATATGTTGATCGCGTTGAAGCCGATGACATTATCGCAACTCTATGTATGGAACATGGCACTGAACTGAATAATGGATCTGAAAAGATTCTTGTTCTATCTGGTGATAAGGACTTCATTCAGTTACAACAATATGCAAACGTAGATCAGTATAATCCCGTTCTAAAGAAATGGGTAAGACATGCTAATCCTACTCAGTATATTACCGAACATATTCTTCGTGGTGATACTGGTGATGGAGTTCCAAACATTCTATCAGCAGATAACTGTCTTGCCGTTGGTGAAAGACAAAAGCCAATGACTAAGAAGCGTATTGAACTATTCTCTGCGCATCCTGAAGAAATGGATGAAGAAACAAAACTAAGGTATAATCGTAACAAACAAATGATTGACCTAACAATGATACCTCAGGAATACCAAGACAGTATACTTGAGAACTATAATAACCAAGAAGAAGTTGGCAGATCTCATCTGTTTAATTACTTCGTAAAACAAAAGCTAAAGAACCTCATTGGTGATTTACAGGATTTTTAATTATGATTAGAACCTCAATATCAAAAGTGATATCAGATACTGCTGCATGTAAAAGTGTTAAAGCAAAAGTCGAGAACTTACAGAAACATGATGCCGTACCATTAAGACAAGTACTGCGTTTAATATATGATGAGAATGTTGAATTCTTATTACCAGATACTCCACCTCCATTTAAAGATAACGAACTCGTTGACCTTGATACTATGTTATATAGAGAAGCAAGACGTTTGCGAATATTCTTTTTAGGTGGTGGGTATGACAACCTCAATAAAAATAGAAGGGAAGCATTGTTCATACAGTTGCTTGAAGACTTACATCCTAACGATGCTAAGATCCTCGCAGAGAATATGATTAGCCATACTCCTATCAAAGGATTAACTAAGAAAACTCTCGAAGCAGCGTTTCCAACTCTATTTACCGACCCACTCAACTTCAAATAAGGTAGGACCACATGGCTAAGCGGACTAAACAGACCGCCTCTTCCGACGATTGGACAAACATTAAGATCGAAGATCGTAAACGTGAAAAGCAGAAGAAAGCACATCGAGCAGAAGTTCGAAAGCGTAAATTATCAGAAAAGAAGAACTTTTTATCATAAAACCATTGACAATTAGTACATTCTTTGTTATAATATCTGTATAAATTAATTAATGGAGCAAATATGGATCACAGAGCAGATAAATTGATCCTTGTAGATTGTGACGGTGTACTACTTGATTGGAAGTATGCATTCTATAAGTATATGAATGAAAACGGATATACCGTTATTGAAGAAGGTCAGTACGACGTAGCACAAACCTTTGGTATTACAAAGGAACAATCAAGACAACTTGTAAGACAATTCAACGAATCAGCTAGGATTGGATTCCTTCCTGGTCTAAGAGACGCGATTAAATATGTCAAGAAACTCCATAGTGAAGGTTATGTTTTTCATTGTATTACTAGTCTCAGTACTGATTACTATGCCGGTAAACTAAGAGAAC